ATCAAATTGTTCTGCGAAAAATTTCTTATATAGTATAAGTTGAAATTGTTTATCTTCGTCTTTTTTAACGTAATCTAATTTCCAACCCTTAGTGGAAGTTTTAATATCTATAATTTTAAATTTATTTATCCTTTCATTATACATTACAATATCTAGATATCCTATAAATAAAACATTAGGGTTAGATGGATTTGAAGACATTGTAATAGGGGTTTCAATTCCTACTAAATGCCAACCACGTTTAGAAAAATATTTACCTCTATTTTTTTTAAGATAGTTTAATATTTCTACTCCATCTTGATAAAATTCACTTAATTCACCCGGGTCTGAGAAATGTTGGGAGTTGTTTTTTTTATACTCGTCCTGGTAGTGTTCTCTAATCTTATCTTTTAATATTTCTAATATGTCTTCTCTATCTGCGGCAGCCGCACTTTTAGTATACATTACTTCAATATAATGCTGGAAGGCTTCATGTAAGGCTTTACCAAATACCGTATGTACACTTGGGGTGTATTTCTTATGACCATCTCGGTACTGTAAGGCCCATTGTTTAGGACACTTTTTCCACATAGAATATTGTGAATATGAAATATTCTTTTGAAAAGCATAATTAACTTCTCTTTTAGGAGTTTGTTGTATCTCCTTTACTATAGCCGGTGTTTTAGACATTTATTTTTTCCATTTATCTCTGCCAACCAACAAACCAATTATACCATAATTAGCCACATCTAAAAATGTGTCTTCCATTCCTTCACCTTTTACAAAACTTTTACCATTCACCAATAAATTTCTTAATCTGGATACTTTATCAGTTAATCTAATAGCTAATCCTGTTAGTGAAAATTTTTTATCATCTTTTTTGGTTAAATCTCCTCCTAATGAAATATTCTGTAGACCATAGTCTAAATGTTTACGAGCGAAGGTTTCATACATTTCATCTGTGATGTTTCTAAATTCTTTAGCTAATTCAGGATATTCACTTACAAAAAGTTCAAGTGTATCTTCTATTTCAAGTCTTTGTTCTAAGTCATAACCTGCACAAGGTGAGGCTTTTCTTGATTCTACTAAATCTTCTATGAATTTATCTTTCATGGGAAATATTTTTTAATTGCTTCTAATCTATCATCCGCTTCAGCTAGTAAATTTAATGCTTCTGTTGCATCTGCTAAAAAATCATTTGCTGTGTGATCACCAATCCCTACTGCTTGATTTTCTAATAAATCTAAAGCCATTAATGCTTTTTCTTTATCTGCTAAAGCTTGGGATTTTAATGCTGTTATAACTTTACTTTTTTTCATTTTGTGTATTTATTAAATGCTTTACTATAAGCTATACCCGGGGGCATATTTTTTCTATCCATCCAATCCAAAGCTTTATCTCTTACTTTTTCTTGAATACCTAAACTATAAGCTTTATGTAATATTTCTTCTACTTCTTTGGATTCAGTCATTTAAATAAGGGTTTTATCTCTTTACTATCTAAACCCATCTTGTATAAAGTTTGGGTTATTTCATTTTTACTCATTATGTGAATATACGAAAGGGCTTCTCGAGATCCAACCTCAAAGTAAGAAGAAATATGTTCTATTAGTTCTTTATTGGGTTGTTTTAATTTTGATTTTATATATTGTAACCAAATTTTGTTTTTTGGTATCATCTCTTTATAAAAATTGTATATTTCTTTTTTATTATTTGGCATTAAACCTTGTGCATAATCCGCGATTTCAACGTAGTATACGTGCATACTAATGAATCTGTGCACCATATATGAATTAAAATTTTCCCAGTCGTTATTCGTAAACTCTGTACTTGGTGTTTTATACAAAGTTATATGATTTAACCAATCAAATATATTTTTTATTTTATCTTTTTTTGGATCTTTCATATGCTTCTTTCATAGTTAACCCACATTCTTCAGGTTGGAAACCTATAATCATCCCTTCATCGTTAACACTTAAATCATCTTTAGATGAATTAAACCAACAATCTGAGTGATAATGGGCTCCCCAAC